TGGCATCGTTGGTCGGCATCGTCAGCGAAAAATTGCCGGCGGTGACGGTCTGGCTGCCGAAGGTGTGCACGCTGATGGCGCGGTTGGATTGGCTGCTGTTATAGAGCAGCACGCAGTCGAACGCGGTGGCGAGCGTGACGGTGGTCCAGCTGATGCTGGCGGACGGCGTCCAGATGCCGGTGGTGCCCGATGTGCTGGGCGCGGTGGCATTGGTTACGGTGGCGCCGCCTGCGCTGTAGCCTGAGCCGCTGACCTCGTTGGTGGCGGAATAGGCGGTGGTGGCAGCAGACACCGTGGCAGTCGCCAGGTAGAGCGCCGCCTTGATGGTGTCGGCGGTGGTCGCGCCGCGCGTGACCGTGGTGCCGAGCGCGTGCAGCGCCAGCATCACCTCCGACTTGAAGCTGCTGCATAGCCCCTGAGTATTCGCATACAGGGTGAAGAATTTTTCAAACCATTTTGATATAAACATGATGACGCTCCTTTTGTTAAAAAAAAATCAGAATCAGCCAAGATTGGCTGTGTATCCAAGCGCTTCCACGCCCTTTTTCAAACGCTTATGCGTGCTGCTCTTGACCATCTCGCCGTCGAGCCAGTATTGCTCGACGAACGTGATCTCGTTGTCGTCCTCGAACCAGTCGGTGCGGTATTCCAGCGCGCTGCCCGGCAGGTTGCCCTTGGTCGTCCATACCAGCGGCTGGTGCAGCACGCTGTGCGCCAGCTTCTCCGCCTCGCGCTTCGCAGCCTGCATGTGGCCTATGGTCGCCAGCCACAGGCCGGTGGTGATAATGAGTAGCAGCAGCAAAAAATAAGTCATGGCGTTGTCCTTTTAACAATCAAACATTCGGGTCGCGCACGTCGAGCTGGGCATTCACCTGCCAATTCATGCCGGATAGCGCGTTATAGGGGAACTTGCCGCCGACGAAGCGCGCCTCAAGCAGCGTGAGGCCAAAGCCGATATCCAGCGTGATATCGAACCAGTCGGTGCCGCGATGCAGGTCGTCCGTCCAGAACGCGCGGAAAATCGCCATCTCGGCACCGGTGAAGCGCCATGCCGCGCTCTGCATGTCCGGCGCATCGGTGAAGCGCTGGCGCTGGCGCGCTGCGCCCGCGTCGAACTCGGTGCGCTGCACCGCGGAGACCGGCTCGCCGCCGTAGCCTGCCAGCAAGGGTGCCGGTAATGTGCCTGGCCAGGTCGCCATCTAAGCTGCCCCCGGCGCGCGGTTGAGCGCGTAGGTGTTCTGCATGGACTGCGCCACGATGCCGCCGCGCATGATGTCGCGCGCGACTTCTTTTTTGATCGACTCCACCATCACCGTGATGATCTCGTTGCCGCTGCCGTCGCTCTGCTGCTGCACCTGCCCGCCCTTGCCGGGCGACTCGATGACATTCACCGTGACATTGCCGCCACCGCCCTGCACGCCGAGCTTGCCGTCCGCGCCGCGCGACAGCGGCAGTATCGCCTCCGGCCCGGCCTCGCCCATGACCCCAAGGCGGCCACCGCTGCCGAACATGAAAGGCGTGGGCGCATTCACCACGCCGCCCAGGGCGAAAGGCATGAGTCCGTCGCGGTCAAAGGCATTGCCGTCGGCATTGAACAGGCCGGAGAACCAGTCGCCGATGCCGGAATCCTTGAGCAGACTGTCAACGCCAGACATGATCGGCTCGGTGACGCTCTTGCGCACCAGCAGCTTGGTGAGGTCTTTCTCCAGCGCTTCCAGCACGTCGCTCAAATCCTCGCCCGCGCTGATCGCCTCCTCGAACGACGAGGTGAAGGTCAGCCCCAGCTCTTTCACCAGGTCGATGGATGTATTGCTGCTCTGCTCAAGCGCGCGCTGCTGCAGGCGGTAATGCTCGGCCTGCTCGTCCAGCAGGTCCTGCACCTGCTCGGTCTCCAGACCGAGGTCATAGATGCGCTGCACCGCGCGCTCGTTCTCTATCCTGAGCTGCTCTTCGGCGCGCTTGCGGTCGTTCCTGATCAGCGCCGCGTTGAGGTCCTCGTTCTCGTCCACCAGGCGGCGGCTCATCTCGTCGGCGGCGGTGAGGCGCTGGTTGTCGGCGGCGTCGCGCGCGTCGGCCTCGGCCTGCTCGGCCTCCTGCTGGCGCGCGTCGCCTTCGGCTGATACCTTGTCGAACTCCGCCAGCGATTCCTTCAGCGTCACCTCGCGTGCCAGGTTGGCGAGCTGCTCCTGCTGCCAGGGCAAGAGCTCGGCAAAGCGGCCATTCTGGATATCCCTGAGCGTCTGTTCTGATTTGCTGAGCGTTGCCGTGCCGTCGATTATTTTCGTGAATTCGCCGTAGAGCTTGGCGTATTCCTCTGCCGCCTGTTTGGCCACCTCCGGTTTCGGCCCCTTGGCGGCGCCGTCGCCAGCGCCGAATACCTTGTCGATTTTATCTGCGGTGGCTTTATCGGTCGTTTTAGGCTTTGGCGGCTCAGGCTTATCCAGGGAATCTCTGAATTTTTCAGTGGCAGCTATCAGGTTCCTGGTCTGTGTGATTTTTGCATCCAGCTCTTCCTTGGTGCCGCCAGCCAGCCACCGTTGTAACAGGCCGCCGCGCGCGACTTCTTTACTTCCCTTTTCAAGATTGGCCAGCTCGGCGCGCAAATCCTTTAGGTGCTCGGTAATCGTGAACTTCTGGTCCGGGAATCCAAAATCAAGCACAATCTTCCCCAGCCCGGCATAACCGCGCCAAAGCGCCAGCAACGGATGGCCTGCTTCTATCATCTTGGTCATGGCTTCCGTCGTTTGTGCCAGCTCCGGCATCAGCTGGGTTGCCAGTGTCACGCCTAAGCGGCTGCTGGCAAGATTCATCTCGGCCATCAGGTCCTTCAGCTTGTCGGCATTGGCCGCTATCTCGGCAGTGATCGGGTTCAGCTCTTCGCCGCGCGCCACCATCTTGCGCAGGCCTTCCTCGCCCTCTGACAGCAAAGGTATCAACTCTTTTGCGCCCCTGCCCAATACACTTAGTAAAGTATTACGGCGAGGATCGTCTATCGCCAGCTTCTCCAGCATGCCAGCCAACTGGAATACCAGCTCCCTGGAAGTGGTAGCGGTGATGCCCAGCTTCTTCAGCTTGTCGCCATGCTCGACGATGTATTTACTACCCTTGTCCAACGCAGTAGCGAGCGCCTCGATGCTGGTGCCGGATTGCTCGGTAACTAACTTCCACGCGCCTATCTCCTTCACCGAGATACCTGTTTGCAGGGAAAGGTCGTGCATGGCGTCGGCGCCGTCGATGGCGCCCTTGATCAGCGCGGTGAAGGTGGCGGCACCCAAGAGTGGTGCCAGGCGTGCCAGGGTGGTGTTGAGGGTGGTGCCTACGCCTTCCAGCCCTTTCAGGCTGGCGCTGGCGGAAGTGACGGCGGCGCGGGTGTTGTCCACCGCGCTGATGACGATATTGGTCTTTTGGTCAGCCATTCCTGAAAATCTCCAGTGCTGCGCGCTCCATCGCGCGCACGTCCTTAAAAACCTGTTGCGGCTGGCTGACTTCCAGCATCTGCATTACCGACTGCACCGCCGGGTAGTCCAGGCCGAGGAATTCGACGCGGTTGCCGCGGACGATGCGCCGCCACTGGGTCGCGCTGCTGATGAACACTTCGAGCGCCTCGTAATTGCACGGCCACACCTCGAATTCGGCGGCGGTCTCATAATCCGGCTGCAGGCCGAATGCCCGCAGCGCCTCCAGCTCGTCCTGCCTCTCATCACGGCCGCCGCTGGCCCACCAGCGCGCAGCCGCGATCAGTTTTTTATTCGCACCCCCAGCACTTCGCGCATATAGGCCATCATGATCTGGTGGCCTGCACGGTGGTATTCCTTCAGCAGGCGCGCCAGGGCATCCTTGCTGTAAGCCACATCCCTGCCGTCTGGATCCTTCACCGCGCCGGCGTCCCAACCGACGATAATCTCGAACAAGCCATCAAGCTCAGGTTTGCCGCCATACTTTTCCTCCCACTTTCCCAGCGCTTCCGGGTTAAGGTAATTCACCTCCAGCGGCAGGATGGCAGGCTCCTCTCCCGGAACGGTCAGGGAGGCATTCAGCTTGAAAGTGGGGCTGGGCTTGAGCTTGAACATCAGAGCGCCACAATTCTTAATTCGTCATTGCCGGCGGATGGCACCAGGCGCAGGTCATACCCGATCAGGCGCTTGCCGTTGAGCTCCTGCTTGGTCGGGTTGATCAGCTGCGCGGCGATGCCGAATATCAGCACCTTCTGTGTGCTGGTGGTGCCGTGCACCAGGCCGATGCCCTGCGTGGTGTTGGCCTTGACGCTGGTCATGAAGCTGGCCTCCTGCGCCGCAGTGAGGTCAAAGTCCACATGGCCAGTGACTTCGCGCTGCGACAGCTCTACGCTCTCGCCGCCCAGCAGCGGCGTGTGGTTCACCACATTGCCGCTGGACAGTTGCAGTCCGCGCGAGGGGTAGACCGTGCCGCCCACCAGCGCGCCGGTGGCATAGGTGCAGCCGAGGGTCACGTCGCCGGTGTTGGTGTCGGTGATGACCAGCGGCTTCTGCCAGGCGGTCAGCGTCAGGCTGGGGTTGGCGACTGCGGTGTCGCCGCCGTCGATGCCGATGAACTTGAACGCCAGCACAGGACGCTCGCCTATGCCCGCCTTCAGCTCGAAGCTGCCACGCGCGCCGAGCAATTTATGCAGCACGCCGTCGTCGTGGTAATGCAGGGTGACGCTCTCCAGCGCATCGCTCACCGGCGTGTAGTCCACGCGCGTGACGGCGGTCACCGTCTCGGCAAAGCCGCATGCGCGCAATAGTGGCCCCCAGGGCGGCGCGGTGCCGAGCGTGCCGGAGGAGGCCAGCTCGACCTCGAAGTCCAGCGACTTATAGACCGTGCCCACCAGCTGCTCGCTGCCGCCGAGATAGGCGCGGATCAGGGCGCGGTCGACATTGTTGGCATTCAGCACATTGGCGCTGAGGTTGGAGACCAGCATCGCGTTGGCGGCACCGGTAGGGGTCGGGTCTACCCCGTAGCTGCTTTCGATCTTGGCGAGGATGGCGGAGTTTCTGACTAGGCGTCCCATGGTCTATTCCTTTTCGGTATCGGGTTCGTTGGATGGCGCGGCAGGCTCGCTGGCCTTCACCAGCGTGCCGTCCTCGTTGCGCAGCCAGGAGCCGCCCTGTTGCGGGTCGCTCTCGGCTGCTGGCGGGGTCTGGGCTGGGGTGGTTTTTGGCATGATGGGCTCCTTATCTCGCCACGTCGGGGGTGTTTTTCAGGTAGTAATACTGGGCACGCCAGGTCATATCGACCGCTGCCACCGGATGCTCTGCATCGGTAAGAATTGAAACTTCACTGGTGTCCGTCAGCACCATGCCGCCGGAAGCCAGGCCGCCGAAGGTGTCATCACTGGCGATGGCTGCCTTGACTTCCTTGCTCATGGTGCCGATCACGTTATTCAGCCCGCTATTGGACTTGGCCAGCAGACGCACAATGAAATCGGCGTGGCACTGCACCTCTCCTGGATTGCCAAGCAAGATAGTCTCTGCAGTCTCTGGGCCTATGCGCAAAGACAGGCAAGGCAGTTCAGAATCCTGGCGCGGCAGATCCTCGGCCGTATCGGAAAAGACATTGCTGCCGGTGCTGGTGAGGCCAGTGAGGCGGGTCTTGCCTGCCTCGAATATCTGGGTGCGCACGTCGGTAGTCATCGCTAGACCTTCTGCAGCTCAAGGCGAGTGATGCCGGTGCCGTCCGGTTCCGGATTTTTAATGGTGTAACTGGTCCCGCCAACAGGCACCACAAGCGAATCACCGCGCGCTACACCAGGCATATCAGCCGTCGGGACCAACACAACAGGGTTGCTGCCGTTGACGCCAGCAACCTCTGCGTATTGATTATCAAGAATCACCTGCACCGTGGTGGTGCCCTTCCACAGGGCATCCACCGCGTGCTCGGCGGTATTGAAAAATACAGACATGTCCTCGACCATCGCCACGGGTTACTACTCCGGCGCTTCTTCTGCTCTGGCTATCAGCGCATCCTTCTCGGCAGGCGGCAAGGCGTTGTAGTCATCGCGGCTAAGCCCGCTCAGTTCCACAGCCTTGTTTGTCACCTTGGTCGCATAGGCGAGCAGGTCTGCAAGCGTTGCCTTGTTGGCATTCTTGTTGTAAGCAACGCCGAGCGCTTCCAGCTCTTTCTTGAGGTCTGCCACAGTCTGGCCTGTATCCGCTGCCGCCTTTTCCCGTTCGGCCTTGGCTTTTTCAGACAGCAGCTCGTTGGCCATGCCTTTGGGCAGGTCACCTTCGTAGCCTATGGTCTCGCCGATCTTGAACTCGACCGGGTTGACCACTTC